CACAAAGAGGCAGAATGTTGTTCGATCTTTATCCATTTCAAGAAAAGGTATTAACCTTATTTCAAAAACACCCCGAATCCATAATCAATAAGTCAAGACAGTTGGGTATCTCTACTCTAGTGTCTGCTTACTCTTTATGGTTGATGATATTTTCAAAAGATAAGAACGTTCTTGTAATTGCGACGAAGCAGGACACTGCAAAGAACATGGTTACAAAAGTTAGATTTGCTTACGATAACCTTCCAAACTGGATGAAGATTGGAGCGGCCGCAACTTCCAACAACGCATTAAGTTTAAGACTAACGAATGGTTCTCAAATCAAAGCTGTATCGGCAGCCGGTGACGCAGGTCGTTCGGAAGCCGTATCTTTGCTAGTGATTGATGAGGCCGCGTTTATCGATAACATTGAAACCATCTACACTGCTGCTAAGATGACCTTGGCTACAGGTGGTGGATGCATAGCTTTATCTACTCCTAACGGTGTTGGTAACTGGTTCCACAAATCTTACACAGAAGCGCAATTACAAAAGAATAGTTTTCTACCTATTTCGTTGCCTTGGAATGTCCACCCCGAAAGAGCACAAGACTGGAGAGACAAGCAAGACACTGATTTGGGAGCTAGAATGGCTGCTCAAGAGTGCGATTGTGACTTTGCTACCTCAGGTAACACTGTAATTCCTCCAGAAATTTTAACTTGGTACGAGGCAAATATGATATCCGAGCCACTCAATAGAGAAGGCCAGGAAAAAGCACTTTGGATTTGGGAATATCCCAAGCCCACCACGTACTATATGGTAGTAGCTGACGTAGCGAGGGGAGACGCAATGGACTACTCTGCATATCACGTTATAGATACAGAGACATTAACACAAGTAGCTGAATTTAAAGCCCAGACAGATACCAGGGTGTTTGCCAACGAGTTGATAGCAATAGCAACCAGATACAATCAAGCTTTATTGGTAATTGAAAACGCAAATATAGGTTGGGACGTGGTTCAAGGCGTGGTAGAGAGTGGCTATTCCAATATACACTTTAGTCACAGAACCGATAGCAACGCGGACCTAAACAGCTATTTACAAGTGCATTATGGCAACTCTACTCTGGTACCAGGATTCACCATGAGCACCAAGGTTAGGCCTTCGGTACTAGAAAAGATGAGAGATTTTATTGAAACCAAAACGGTAGTTATAAGATCGATTAGATTATTAGAGGAGCTTCGCGTATTTATATGGAAGAACGGTAAGCAACAGGCCATGTCAGGATACAACGATGATTTGGTCATGGCTTTCGCGATCGCTATGTATTTGAGAGAAACTTCTTTGAGATTTAGGAGAACAGCAGAAAGTTTAACTCACGCTACTTTAAATGCGTATACAAAAGCGGGAGACGATAGCCCGATGTACCAATCTTATACTAATTATGGTCAAAATCCATGGAAACAAGAGATAGTAACTCCCATGGGACAAGAACAACAAGATTTAACTTGGCTTTTATAACAATATAATATGGCAGAGAACAAACAAGACAATCTATTTTCGGCACTAAGAAGACTATTCTCCACTGATGTCATTATCAGAGATTCTGGAGGTAAGAACTTAAGCGTAATAGATACAGAGCACATCCAGACTTCTGGTGTAATTCAAACTAACTCGTTAATCGATAGATTCCACAAGGTATACACTACGTCTACTGCTTATGGAGTTAACCTAAATCTAGCGCAGAACTACCAATCATCTCGTGTACAAATATACGCTGATTACGATGCAATGGACACTGATGCCATCATCGCTTCTGCTTTGGATATTATCGCAGATGAGTGTACTTTAAAGAACGATCAAGGTCAAGTACTACACATTACTTCTGCTGACGAAAACATTCAAAATATACTAGAAAACCTGTTCTACTCAGTAATGAACATAGAATTTAATCTATGGTCTTGGATTAGAAACATGTGTAAGTACGGTGATTTCTATTTAAAATTGGAGATCGCAGAGAAGTACGGAGTTTACAACGTAATTCCATTCTCGGCTTACAATATTGTTAGACAGGAAGGCTTTAATCCTAAAAATCCAAACGAGGTAAGATTCAAATTCGATCCTAACGCTGCTATAAGTTCTACGACAGGATACACTTCGGCATACAACAATCAAGATCCAGGAATTTGGTTTGATTTGTACGAAATGGCTCACTTTAGATTCTTGGGCGACGTTAACTATTTACCATACGGTAGATCTTACTTAGAACCAGCTAGAAAACTATTCAAACAATATACTTTAATCGAAGACGCGATGTTGATTCATAGAATTACTCGTGCCCCAGAAAGAAGAACATTCTACGTTAATGTTGGAGCCATCCCACCAAACGAGGTTGAGAACTACATTCAACGTATGATCGGCAAGATGAAGAAGACTTCTCTTATCGACGCTCAAACTGGTCAATACAACATGAAGTTCAACCAACAGAACTTATTGGAGGACTTCTTTATCCCAGTTAGAGGTAACGATCAATCTACTAGAATTGATACTGCAAAAGGTCTTGAGTACAACGCTATCGAAGACGTTCAATACTTTAGAGAGAAACTATTTGCTGCTCTAAAGGTGCCTAAAGCATTCATGGGATACGAAAAAGACTTGACCGGTAAAGCAACGCTAGCCGCAGAAGACATTCGTTTTGCTAGAACAATTGAGAGAATTCAAAGAATCATTGTATCAGAATTAAAGAAAGTCGCATTGGTTCACTTGTACGCTCATGGATACACTAACGAGTCTATAACCAACTTCGATATTCACTTGACAAATCCTTCCATCATATACGAGCAAGAAAGAATTGCTATGATGAAAGAGAAGATTGACCTTGCAAATCAAGCAGTTGAAAACTCTTCTTTACCTAGAGATTACATATGGAAGAACGTATTTAATATCTCTGAGGACGAATTTAATGAGCTTGATGACCTTATTGTTGAGGATCAAAAGCGCAAATTTAGATACAAACAAATCTCCGAGGAAGGAAACGATCCTGCAGAAACAGGCCAAGCATTTGGTACTCCTCATCAGATTGCCAGTCTTTACGGAGGCAAAGGTGACGGATCTTTAGACGTTCCTAGAGGCTACGACGAGACAGATCCTAAAGAGCCGATGAAGGTTCCAGGAAGACCTCAAAAGTACAAATCTATATACGGAACTGACGAATCTCCATTTGGCAGAAGCGGAGTTTACGATATGGCTACTCAGAATGCTGAGACTAAAGAAGATAAGACAGGAGTCAGTTTTAAAGGAGGCGCTATGAACATGGAAAGCACTAAAGCAATCTATTTTCAGAACAAAAATTCAATAGAAAAGATGTTTGAAAAGCAAAACACTAGAAAAACGCAGCTTTTTGAACAATCTGACCTATTAAGCGAAGACAACATTATTGACAATCTAGATTAGAATATTTAGATATTTATTAGCAAGCCGATCAAAATAGCTATGGCAATTAAACATTCGAAATATCGTAACACCGGTATTTTATTTGAACTTTTAGTAAGACAGACAACCTCAGACCTTTTGAACAATCAGGACTCTAAAGCTGTCAAAATACTTAAAAAGCACTTTACCAATACAGAATTGGGAAAAGAGTACAGCTTGTACAGTGCATTCGTAACCAGCCCAAAACTTTCAGAAGCCAAGGCCGAGATTCTTATTTCTACTATTTTAGAGCAGTATAAGAAACTAAGTCACGAAACACTAAGTAAAGCAAAGTACAATCTAATCAAAGAAATTAAGAAGACCTACAACCTAGAAGACTTCTTTAAAGCCAAGATAGAGAACTACAAGCCTTACGCTTCTGTTTATACAATATTCGAATCTCAAAGCAGTCCAAACTCTGACACAAAACAGATAGTTTTAAACAAGATCAATTTATTAGAGCATATCACTCAAGAATCTATTAAAGATATGCAAGCTCCACAATCAATGGTTGAGGAGTTAATGAACGAAGATAAAGAGATCAGAATTTTAACGTATAAATTATTGGTTGAAAAATTCAATAAGAAGTATCAAGGCCTTTCAGAAAGACAAAAGGGCATTTTAAAAGAATACGTAGCAAGCATTTCAGATTCTGCTAACTTAAGAAAGTTCTTAAACGAAAAGTTAAAGGAAATTAAGCAGGAACTTATAGAGCAAACTGAAAAAGTGCAAGACAAAGTTACCAAGATTAAAACTCAAGAGGTTATAAAGTTTATTAAGCCATTGAAAGAAGGCATCGCCATTAAAGACGAAACAATTACAGGATTATTACAATACTACGAATTAATCGACGAGTTAAAAAGAGTATCTAAATAATGAAGAAACCTTTCAATAATCAACTTGCCACTCAAAGACTAAGAAGCGAAGACAGCGTAACTGGAGGAAATGCTCCTGCAAATACAGCTGCCACTTTCAAAGCTGGAGACGGTATGCAGTACGCTACTAAGAAAGCTTTCAAAAAGAAAAACGAGGTAAAAGACGTAGAACCAAAACTAGCCGCGGGCAAAGCAAAGGTATACGCTCAAAAAAAATGGGGATGGAAACCTGCGCCATCTATTCCTAATAGACCATCTAAAGGCGGATTCCAATACAAGCAGATGTTTGAAGATATGGAAGAGGGTGTACTTCAACCAGTAAATCTAGACAAAGATTCTCTATCTCCAATGGAATACCAACAAGCACAAAAATACGAGAGCTTTAACGAAAACGATTGGACTTTTGACGACGTTTCTAAAAGATATATCAAAAAGCAAGCAGAACCTGATCAGGAAATGCAGACCGAAGACGAAGATAAAAAGTACTTCGTTAAAGTTTCTGTTAGGGACGCAAAAAGAGCTTTAGACGTACTTAGAGACAATCCAAGTTATAGAGGCGTAGAGTTAAACGGATCTGATACGTACTACACGGCTGACGAAGATTTGGCATACGATATGATGATGGACTTTGGAACTCAAGATATTGAAGTAATAGGCGACAATTTTAGCGATAGCCATTTATACGGCAGCGAAGATTTAAACGAAGCTTTGACTTACAATAAATTTAAAAGAGAAGCCGCAACAAGACCTAACAAAGACGCTTTACACGAGGCGCTAAAATTAATAAACAAAAAGTTACACGAAATAAACAGGCTAATGGAGTACTCTACCAACATGAAAATGGAATTGGAAGAGGATTATAGTCCAAGAACTGGCAAGGTTGTGAATAAGCTAGAAATACAACTAGCTGAAATTTACAAAAAGGTTAAAAGTTTAAAGTAACATGGCAAAATTAAAGACGTCAAACAGCGAGAAGCTAACGTTTGGTAAGAGAAAATCAGCACAGCCTGGCGGTAAAAAAAGTTATAACAAACACAGTCAAAGACCAAAAGCATATCGCGGACAGGGAAGATCATAATATTTATAAGCATGACAACAGCAATACTATTCAAAAAGCACAGAGCAGGAGAAATCAGCAAGGAGAAATTCTTGTACGAAGTTAGAAGGGACCAACAGTTACCTTTTATCACTAATATGACCTCTTATGAAGACTCTATCAAGATCCTTAAAAACAAGAGTATCGTTAAAGAAGCGAGTGCTCAAGACAATATACATCCTTACACTTTAAAAAGAGGCGCTGAAGCCGAATTGCTAAAGGGCGGAGAAATTACTAATCTTGCTTACGCTAAAGCCGTTGCAACTGCTACAAAGAAGCTAGCAAAAGATCCAACTGCATACGACGATTTACATATCTCTAACTCTGTTAAGATAGAAAAAGCAGATGCTAAATTAGGTATGACTCCAGTTAAAGGCGAAAATTTTGTAGATAAGCATAATGGCATGAAGAAAGTTAAAGGCTTTCACGATGCTAAGTCAAACACAAAAGCTTCTAAGAAAGAGAATAAGAGAGGCAATCCAAAAGGCGTTAAGATGATGAAAGAATCTGCGCTTAACGAAGATTTACAAACTACTTTTTACGACGATATTAAAGATGGCAAGCTTCAAATCGCAGGCATGTACGTAGTAGACGTTCAAGAAGATAAAGTAAGTGTTTTTTTCCGTTTAGCCGACCAACCATTACAAACCGGTCAAAAACTCGCAGATATTCAAAAAGCTACAGCCACTTACAATAAAGAATCTGGTGAATTTAGCATTTCGGGTGAAACAAAAACGAAATCACCAATAGCTAACGATCCAGAATCAAAAAAGACTTTTAATTATATTAAAGGAAAAATTGGAACCGGTTTACAAGAATCTTTAAGCATTCTAAAACAACTTCTTTCTAAAAAAAAAGTTGAGTTAACCGAGGACATGCATCCTACTTACGGTATGGGCCAAGAGGTTCCATTGCCTGAAGAGGACGCTAAACAATATAAAAGTAAAACAGGTATTGTAAAAGATATTTTTGGTGGTACTTTAGAATTAGAAATACAAAGAGAAGGAGAAGAGCCTTTAATTATTAATAGACAAGTTAACGTAATCGACAAGGCCAAAGAGTTGGTAAACGTAAAATCTCAAGCTGACGATAAAGAAGCAAGAGATAATATGTGGTCAGATTGGGACAAAAGAGGAGAAAAGACATTCGCAGGAGTTGCCGATTTCCCTTCTAAGATAGACGCAGACAGACAAAAGAAAACACTTGGATTGGTTGAAAAACTAAGAAAAGCTTTGGGTCTAGATAAAAAGAAAAAAGAAGTAGACGAAGCATTAACTGCAAAAACTGGAGATGCTACTCATGACAACGAGGTTAAGAAAAAAATAAAAAATGTGAAAAATTCAAAATCACAGATTGCTTTAATGACTGCTTTTGAAAAAGGCGAAAGTATAGACGTATAACAATGGCAAAACAATTACTTATAGAGACTGCTTACTTTACTCCCACAGTTTCATTGAACGAGAGTAGAAGACACACAAACGGTAACTTAATAGTTAGCGGACAAGTGCAAGCATGCGATAAGCCAAATGCCAACAAAAGAATATACCCTTACGAAGTACTATTTACACAAGTAGAAAAGTACATCAACGGACCTATCAGAGAAAATAGAGCTTTGGGAGAATTAGATCACCCTGAGTCTACGATTATCAACTTAAAGAACGTTAGCCACAACATCGTTAAACTTTGGTGGCAAGACAAAGATCTTTACGGTCAAATAGAAATACTACCTACACCATCAGGAAATATCCTTACCCAACTTTTTGCAAATAACATTACAGTCGGTATTTCATCAAGAGCTTTAGGATCGGTTATTCCTATCGGCGAAGGTTTGGTTCAAGTAGAAGATGACTTAGATCTTATTTGTTGGGACTTTGTATCTACCCCATCAACTTACGGAGCTTACATGAAGCCAATTGCCAACCCAAGCGCACCAGGTCTTAGAGAATCAATCGATTTACAGATTGCTAATGCAAATACGTACGAAAGAGCAAGTCGTCTCATTTCAGATCTAATCTGTTCTCAGAGCGGAGTTTGCTGTTTAACTAGATAAAAAGACGCATTTTCGTGAAAATCACCGTATTTATTGGTACATGCACCGATTTCTAATGCGGTAGCTAATCGAATTATATCTACATATTGCTTCACATTACAATAAGCAATCAGAACACACATTATTTTATAACAAATGGAAAATTTGTACAAAGAGGCAATTGCAGACGCAAAAGCACTAAGAGCTAGCGCCATG